CCTATTCCGCCTGCAAGTGCAGCGTCTCTTAATGCTCTATTTGTTGATTTACCTCGTAACTTTTGTATACCGAAAGTTGCAAGTGCTATTGTAAATGGATCCATAATAATTTTTAACTAGTTATTATGGTATTTTAACTTATATGAGAGTATTCATCAATATCAGTCAACCTTTATAAGGTGGTTTTTGAACTTGCCTTTATAATGATATTCACCAACATGGCTTATATCTTCATCAATTAAAGCATATATTTTGCCACCCATAGAGGTCCATAACTTACAAAAGTAAAAATCTTCACCAGTATATGTTTTAGTTTTTGGACTGTAATAAGAATCAAAAAAATTAAAATAATGCGGTCTTTCAACCATTTCTCCATTAATCATAGTATGTTGTATGATATTAAACTCTTTATACTCTTCCTCTAATTTTTCAAATACATTTCTTTTTATCATCATCATACCTGTAGGTCCTTTAGTTATTTCAATAAAACCATCTTTAGGTTCAACTTTTTCAGGATCTCTAACAGAAATAGGAAAAATACTTCCGTAACTATTTGGTAAGTCATCTGGTCTATTTTTTACATCTTTTCTAAATTGTTGTTCACTTATAGTCTTCATTGGATAAGGTATCAAACTTACATCATAAGGAGAATTAAATAATCTAAAAACTGATCTTGTAGTAAAATCAATGTCGCTATCAATAAATAACATACGATCTGCATCACTGTTCATAAAAGAAGATACACATAAATTTCTTCCTTGTGTGACTAAAGATGATTTAAGAATTTGAAAGGTAACTTTTATTTTATTTAAAATACATTCTTTTTGTAAATCTAAACAAGCTTTCATATAATGAATAGATACTTCAGAGTGTACAGGAGTACAAACCATTAAATGTTTATTTTTCATTTCGTTTAACATATAAAGCTCCTTTTAAAAAATCATTCCAAAAATTACCTATAATTTTCCAATCATAAAATCTTTTATAATATTCTTGTTGAAATTTTAAACCCCAAGATAAATCTGTTTTAAACATTTCTTTTGCTTGTAAAATACATTCAGATAATTGAATAGCTAGTTTAGCTTTATTAGAAGTGTAGGGTATATAAATAGGAAATTCTGCACAAGTTTCTGGTAAAGCGCCAAGATCTGTAGTTATCAATAGTTGACCAGCCGCTAATGATTCCATAGCAGATATACAAAAAGTTTCTTCCCAAATACTAGGAAAACAATTAACATCGTATTCTTTTAACTTACTAACTAATTCAGCGTGTGGACAATAACCTTTAAAATTTACATTAGGTAATGATTTGGCTTTTTCATAAAGTTTTTCATATTGTTTATCGTTATGGTTGTAAAAATTTTGTCCATAAATAATTGTGCTTGAATAAACATCTAAAGTTATATCAGGATCTTTAATAGCTTCCATAGCAGCTAAAACAATTTCTAAACCTCTCCAAGGAGTAGAGATGTAACACATTTTTAATTTAGTTTTAGGAGTAAAATCTTCTTTTAATTTTAATTCTTCATAATCAATTCCGTTTTTAATAACTGTAGATCTATCTTCAGGTATATTAAAAAAATACCTATACTTCTCAAATGTCCAATGACTATTAAAAACATACCAATCATATTTTTTATGATTTTCTTTATTTCTAAACCAAGGTTCTAAATTAGCTTGATCGTAAGAATTTTTAATCCAAAGTATGTTAGATTTAACTGGATCTAAAGGAATTTTTTCAGGTATAGAAGTAGTAATTTGAACAGATTCAATTAAACTAAATGAAACGTGTTTTTTTAAATAATCAAATTGAATTTCGGTTCCGCCGTAAGGTTTCATTACTCGGTTTTACCAAAAACTTGAAGAGATGCAACTGTTATTTTTTGATTGATTTGTAGATCAGAAGCCACAGTGTCAGTATTGGGATTAGCAACATCAGAATCAAAATCATCTTTACTAACATATACTTTACCTGTTCTTTTATTTTTTATTTCTTCCTCAGCTTTAGCAGGAACAACTGGTATTTCTTGACCATTAATTATTACTGTTTTTTGTGACATATAAATTTATACTCTAATTTAATTACCTTGTCCACGATAAGCCTTAAGTTTTTTTCTTTTAGGTCCCCATTTTTTTCTTATCTGTCCGGGTCTTTTTTTCTTAGTTTGTTTTATAAACTGTAAAACTCCTATGTTACCTTTTTTCTTAGCCATTTTGATCGTCTCTGCTAATTTCTAATATTGAAACTACAGCCGTTATGGCGTTTGTAGTAGAAGTTTCCATTTTTAATACATCACTTTCTTCAAGAACTATTGGTCCTTTAGCTACGTTACATATAGTAGGTCCTGTTATAGAAGCATATGCAATTTGTATTGTTGACGTATTTGAACTATCAGTAATACTTGTTTTAAATATTTTAGAACCACTTTCGTTAGTAACTTGTATGTTTTGTATTATAGCTCTAGCATTACTAGGTGCTGTATACACCGAAGTTACTGAAGTAGTTGTTGGAGCGTAAAACGCATTTTTATAATAGTTTGCCATTAATATCCATCCTGTACTAATAATAAATCAAATGAAGCAGAAGCAGAAGAGGTAGAACTTGCTAATGCTGAAACATAAATATCTGACTTTTGAGGTATTACACTAATTGCATTAAAATTAACAGTTGTCTGTCCGCCCCTAACATCTAAAAATTGTTTTGTTTGAAACGCTGCATTAGCAACACTATTATCTCGTTGTATAAATTTAAATTTCATTTCTTGGTCTTTACCAGATGATACATCTAGTGATAATAAATAACCAGTATAACCTGCAGGTATGGTATATAAGCACATTAAAGTTTGGCCATTACCTGGAGATATAGTTGCAGCAACATCAACGCCACCTGTATAAGTAACTGTAATTGTACCTTCATTATTTCCAAAAGACCCTGCTGTTACTATAGACATTCTATAAACTCGTAAAAATTGTTGTGTTGTAGTAACTGTGTTTGTACCATCTAAATCAACAGTTTCTTCTACAAGAGCATAAGAAGAATCAAGTCCTTGTATTCTTAAAGTTCTTCCAGCTGTTCCTACTACATCATCATTAGCATTATCACTGACTACATCAAGAGTAGCTTGAGCTGTTTGCCAAGGATAGTTGTTTCCTGTTTCCCAAATAGTTTCAAAAGAACCTGAACCAATAGCAGAATTATATCCAAATTTATTAACCATAGAATAACCAGGAACTTTACCTTGCTGTACAGCTAAATAAAATGGAATATCATCAACTGTACTTCCACCTGTTATTGGATTGACATTATTACAATTCATATTACCTCATCATAAACCAAGTAAACCTTTGCATCTCTTGTTTTATATCCTCTTGAAATGAAAAATTTAATTGATTTTTAATTGTGTCTAAAGACGCTATAATTTGTCTTTGATTTGATTCATCATAAAGTGGTTTTGGTTCTGGTATGTATGCGTCTATTTTAGCCATTATCTTCTTCCATCAGGTTGTACATCAAATCTAAATAAACCAAGTCTCCAATTTTCATTAACTGAATCATTTTCAATTTTAACACTAGCAAGTCTTGCTCTAGCTCTTGTATGAACTTGTGTTGTTGATGAATTAACAGTAAATGGTCCATAAGGAGAACTTGTAGCTGTTTCGCTTGGAAAATCTCTTAAGTTTAAAGTAACCTTTGCATTACCTGCTATGACTTTGAAATCAGGTATAAATCTTCTTACTTTCATTAAAAACTCTCCATCTCCTTCTACATCTAAATCAAAATCTCCTGATTGTATATAAGCATTGATAGTTGTTTCTATTCCATTTGCATCCACTTCATTAACTCCAATTTCGTGAGCATAGTATTTAGTATTACCTTGTGATGCAGATATACCTTGTACTGTTGGAAAATTAGGAGCTACATTTTGAGTAAATTTAGTAGCATAAGGTAATGAGAAAACACTCGTATCCTCATAAGTAGTTCTTGATAAACTTCCTGTAGTCCAAACTCTTTCTCCATAATTATAAGTTACTAACCTGTCTACAAAATTTGAACCTGATTTTGGATAAAACCAATTAATCTCTGTATACAAACTATTATGACCTGCATAAATTTGTTCTCCGTTATTAAAGCTAACTCCTAAATTATCTCCATCTGTCGTGTAGACAAAGTCTTCAACACTACAAGGTAAAGATTTAACAGTTCCATCATAAACAAAAAACCCTCCTTCAGCGGACATCCAGTAAACAGCACCATCAACATATACAGCTGCGTGTTGACCAAATAAACCACAGTTAGAACCTATTTGTCTAATTGAAAAAGTAAAAGGTGGTCCAACGAATTGCATAATGTAAGCAGAAGTATCTGTTAAAATTAATATGTAATCTTTACCTTTAACAGCTCCTACTATTCTTGTACCTGAGTCTATTCTAAATGTTCCTGCTGTATTAACAGAGGTAGGCGCATAAACAGATGGATCCTCTTGATCTGAAAATCTTATAAACATTTTATCTTGAGTGCTTGGAGTTCCAATCGTAGTTTCAGTTCCTAAATGAATTAAATGTCTATCTCTATCTGATACTAATGACATAACTGATTTAGTTGGGTTTCCAGCTAAAGAAGTTGCTCTTGTTGTCAAAGCTGTTGCATTACCTGCTATAGGTATCCATTGAAATGTTCTACCGTTGTGAACGGTTGCAATTAAATTTTGACCATAGTTATCTAATGACCAAGAACCAGGATCTAATATTACTGTAGTTGATGTTCTTGGAGTGCCCCAAGTTGATAATCCCCAAGTACCTGCACCCCAACCATAAGCAGGTGTAGTAATTAAGTTACCAATTAATATATAAGGTAATGGATCTAAAGTTCCATTGTTTGTTGCTCCTGTTCCTGTTTCCGCTGTTGGCATTTGTATGGTAAAGGTTGTAGTAGAAGGAACCGTCTTTACTTCAAAAACAACATCATCAAAATCAGCTGCAACATAATCAGTTTGTCCAGATGTAAAGGAACCTGCATTTTCAAATGTAACTAAATCTCCAACTTCAATAGCATGTGCTCCTGTTGTTGTAATTGTAACGATTGCTGATCCGTTAGTCGTGGTTATATCAGCACCGGTCGATTGCCTATCAGGATCTATAGGTGTAACATCATAAAAAGTATTATCATAATAGATAACTAATAATCTATTAGTTCCAATAGCAGCATATTTACGTCCATCTAAATCTACCCAACTATGTTGTGCTCTAGCTGCACCAACTAGTGAATTTGTTTGTAGTTGTTCCCAACCACCAATCTTTTCAGGCATACCGTATCTGAAACGTACATTATCACCGTCTATCCATTGGTTTTCGGCTTCAGTAGCTGTAGCTTGTTTGTTAAATCCTGGTGCAAAACCTATTTTCTTTAAAGGCATAATAATACTTATTGTTAAATATTAAGGATTATATCACAATGATAATTAACTTTTAAGAGGTCTTAGGAATACCTAATAAAGGCCTTTTATCGTAAAGATTTGTTTTTGCAAACCTTCCATTTGCGTGATTATAGTGCAAGAATACTTGACCACAAAGATTGCCTTCGAATGGTTTTCTCCAATGCTCTAATTCACAACCTGAATAGATAAGCATATCACCAGGTTTTAAATTAACTTCTACACCAATATGTGCACCTGGTTTAACTATGGATTTGTATTCATCAATAACATTAT